CCTTTACTGTTGACTACACTGGTTTCGGTTGGGTAATGATCAAGAAGGGTGTCTTCGAGCGTATGGAGTATCCTTGGTTTGCTCCGAAGATGCAGCAGTTCGAATCTGGTGCAGTTCAGGATATGTGTGGAGAAGACGTAAGCTTCTGTCTGGATGCAAAGGAACTGGGTATTGAGACCTGGTGTGATCCTCGCATTCGCGTTGGTCATGAGAAGACTCGTATCATCTGATGATCAACATTCTCTATAAAGGTAGAGTAATTCACAGGGGTCTCACTCATGAACAATGTGCTGAGATCCTTGACGAAATGTCAGAACAAGTTTATGATGGTGAGGTTGATCCCACCGAAATTGAATTGGAGGAAATCTAAATGGCAAAAATCAAAAAGTCTCTGATGGGTTCGGCAATGATCGAATCTCGTCCCAAGAACACTCGACAGGGACAGGGGAAGCACACGAAGTATGCCGCAACGAGTCGGAATAAGGCACGAAAGGCATATCGCGGACAAGGCAAATAATTTCAGAGACCTCCTATTACCATAGGGGGTCTTTTCGTATAGATAAAAAGGCACAAGAGGAAACGAATGAGTCAGCTAGTTATTAACTTACCTCCTCAGAAGGTATGGGTTCGTAAGGAATATCTTCGAGATCTTCAAGACGGACATGGAGAATTTGAGGAAGGTATCTGGATTACCGCAAAGTCTCTTCCTGGTCGTGCCTTTTACTTTGAGACTTATCTTCCAAAGTACGGTGCTCTTTATGATAAGTTGCCAATTAGCGCGTTTCTGAGTAGACCCGAAACTCCTGAAATAGACTTGGACTTACCAAATCTACAATTCTGGAACTGTATGGGATATGGTGTACGTTGTATTGAGAAGCAATTTATTGCCTCAATGGATTTTGAAGTGCGAACACGCAACTTTGGTAACATGAAAGGTGAATATTTGTTTACATTGGATAATTTCCACCCTGATGTTGACATCACAAACACCAATGTGAGCGAAATTCCTGATGAGCACAAGTCTCATAACTGTATTGAACTGGAAAATGGGCAGTTCTGCCTCTATCCAAACAACAGAATGAGAGTCTATGACCTCTCTATTACACCTGAAATTCCAAAAACACCTGATTTTAAGGTTTCAACACGTTACTATCAGGTTGAAAATGGCATTAGATGGGGTAGACTTGGTGACACGGACGAATATTTCTGGGAAACTGAGTCCGAAAAGAAAAAAATTGAAGATCAAGAGGGATAGAAACCCCTTAAAAAGTTCTGTTCAACCTCAAAAAGGAGAAAACAGATGACAACGAATCCATACCCAGACAGAGACCGAGAATATATGCGTAAAATGTGGGGTACTACTTCACTTATTACCGATTATTGGTCAGGAAATACCTCAAATGAAGAACTTCGTGAGGTAGTTGGAGACGACAAGAGAGGAAAAAAACATAATTTCGAAAAACAGAACGAAATTCACTCTCAAATTCGCAATGATGACGACTATGATGATTGGGAATATGGGACTGAACCACTTTTTGGATGAAAAGTTGATTTTTGGTGTACTAAATATGATTGAAATGTAGTGTTTTATCAATGCCAGTCGAGGTTCAACAAAGAACATCAGTCGGATTTAAGGATATTAGTATGTCCTTTCAAAAAAATCCGCTGACAAATGACCTGATTGTGCAAAAAGATGCGAATGCAATCGCTCAATCGGTTAAAAATTTGGTTTTAACTGATCCAGGAGAGAGATTTTTCAATCCTGACCTTGGAACTGGCATTTCTCAATCTCTTTTTGAGAATATTGACGTAATTTCTGCATCACAAATTCAAGTTTATGTGGAAAATACGATTCGAAACTATGAACCGAGAGTGAGATTACAAGAAGTTGTAATTTTACCTGATTATAGTAATGGTTTGTTTAATGTTACGGTGAAATATGAGATCGTTGGCGTTGATATTCCAACACAAGCACTCGCATTTCCATTAGTTAAAACCAGGTAGATAGATGCCACTAGTTAAGTTTGCCAATTTAGATTTTGATCAAGTCAAACAATCAATAAAAGACTACATCAAATCTAATTCAAATTTCACTGACTATGACTTTGAGGGTTCGAACCTCTCAGTCATTATTGATGCGCTTGCGTATAATACGTATTTGTCATCATACAACGCAAACATGCTGAGCAATGAGGTTTTCATTGATTCAGCAACACTTAGAGAAAATATCGTCTCTCTGGCAAGAAACATTGGTTATACACCCCGTTCAAGAAAGGCAGCAAAGGCAAATATCTCATTTACAGTCAACGTTGGTTCATCAACTGCTCTTACACTGACTCTTAGAGCAGGAACAGTTGCAACATCAAGAGAAAGATTCGGAAATACATCCTTTACATTTACAATTCCAGCGGATATTACTGTTCCAATCGTAAATGGAGTCGCAACATTCGACAACATCACGGTTTTTGAAGGAAATTACGTTACAGAGAACTTCACAGTTAACACAAATATCCCAAATCAGAAGTTTATTCTTGGAAATGAGCACATTGATACCTCATCTCTTGTCATAAGAGTCTATCCAACTGCTCAGGACACCTCTTTCAAGCAATATAACTTCAAAAGTGACCTCTTTAACGTCGTAGCAGATTCAAGAGTATACTTTATTCAAGAAATTTCAGACCAAAGATACGAATTATTCTTTGGAGATGGAATTTTTGGCAAAAAATTAGAGAATGAAAACTATATTACCGCAAGTTATACTGTTACCAACGGAGAAGATGGTAATGGAGTGTCATCATTTGTCTTTGCGGGAAGAATTTTTGACAATAATGGCACATTAGTTACATCAGACATCTCTGCACTGACTACAAATTCAAACTCATCAGGTGGTCAAGAGATTGAATCTGTTGATTCGATTCGTAAATTCTCAACTCGCCAGTATTCAACACAAAACAGAGCAGTTACCTCATCAGACTATGAGTCACTGATTCCTAGAATCTATCCTGATGCAGAGTCTGTAACTGTCTTTGGTGGAGAAGAATTAGAACCACCAAGATACGGAAGAGTTTATGTTTCAATCAAACCAGTCAACGGTCAGTATCTTTCCGCAACAATTAAGGATAACCTGGTCGATGAACTCAGAAAGTACAAGATTGCTGGTGTTCTTCCTGTCATTCTTGACGTAAAATACGTTTTTATTGAATTTAATTCGACTGTTTTCTATGATCCATCTCTCGGATCAAATGCAAACTATCTAAAATCATCAGTTACTGAGTGTGTTGAGAACTATGCAGACTCAACTGAACTGAATAAGTATGGTGCAAAGTTCAAATACAGTAAATTTACCAAAGTTATTGATGATTGCACCGATGCAATTACTTCAAATATTACAAACATCTTCATTCGCAGAGACCTTGCACCAGTTCTGAATGCTTTTGCTGAGTATGAAATCTGTTTTGGCAATCGTTTCCATGTCAATCCAAACGGATATAACCTAAAAACTTCTGGATTTAGAGTCAGTGGTATCGCAGATACTGTTTACTTCTCAGACACTCCAAATCCAGATCTTCTAACTGGAACTATTTTCCTATTCAAAGTCGATGAGACTACCCAAGCAGGAACGGTTTTAAAGTCTGTTGGAACGATTGACTACGTTAAAGGAGAGATTTTAATTGATCCAATTCGCATCACTGGAACCTCAAAAACAAATTCTCAGGGTCCGATCATTGAATTCGCTATAAAACCTTACTCCAACGACGTTATCGGAAAACAGGAGTTGTATTTGCAACTAGATATTAATAATAGCACCATTAACATGTTGAAAGATGATATATCATCTGGTGCTGATATCTCGGGTTCGAGATATGTGGCAGCAAATAGTTGTGCAGACACAGGAAGCCTAATCAGACGTTAAAATAAATCATGATCAATAAAAGAGTTAAGATCAGCACTGTTCTCGAAAGTCAGTTACCTTCGTATGTAAGGGACAACTATCCCCTTGCGGTTGATTTTTTAAAAACTTATTATAGATCACAGGATTCCCAAAGTCTCCCATCTGATATTTTATCAAACATCGACCAATACATTAAGGTTGATAATATCAGCAATCTGACCACACAGACCTCTCTGGGGAGTTCTATTTCAACGAACGACTCAACTATCCAGGTATCAAGTACAGAGGGGTTCCCAGACCAATACGGCATCGTTCAGATTGGTTCTGAAATCATTACCTATACTGGAATTACAACAAATACTTTCACTGGTTGTGTCCGTGGATTCAGTGGCATATCTTCATATCATGCACTGAACAAACCAGATGAACTTATATTCTCTTCAACAGATGCAGCATCTCATGCTAATGGATCATCTGTTAAGAATCTGAGTATTCTCTTTTTACAAGAATTTTTCAAAAAGGTCAAGAAACAAATCGCTCCTGGGTTTGAGAACCGTGATTTGTACTCAGATCTGAATCAAAATCTTTTTGTAAAGCAAACAAAAGACTTTTATGCTTCAAAGGGTGCAGAGCAGTCCTACGAGATTCTCTTCCGTGCTCTGTATGGTGAGGACGTAGAGTTAATTCGTCCAAGTGATTATCTGTTTATTCCATCAGATGCTGGATACCGTGTAACGAATGATCTGGTTGTTGAAGCAATCAGTGGCAATCCAGAACTACTCGTTAATAAAACTCTTTTCCAAGACAAAGATCAGTATCATAATGCTGCAAGTGCAACGATTGCAAATGTAGAAAAGATCTTCCGTGGCGACAACACTTACTATGTTCTGAGTCTTGATGCAGACTATGGAAGAGATATTGACACAGTTGCAGGATCTCTAAAAGGACAGTTTTCAATTAATCCCAAAACAAGACTACTCAATAACGTTGCAATTGGTGCAACCGTTCTTGATGTTGATTCAACTGTTGGATTTGCAGCAACAGGTCAAATTGTTGCAGATCTTCCCAATGGAACATCAGTAACTCTTACTTATCTTTCAAAGTCTTCCAACCAATTCTTTGATGTATCTGGTGCATCTCAATCTCTCGGAGAGACTCAGGAACTGCGTCAAAACAGTGTTGCTTACGGATATACCTCTACTGCACAACAAAACCCAGTACAGGTGCGTATAGGTGCTGTTCTGGACAATCTAGTAATCCCCAATGAGACCTATCTCTTTGAAAAAGACGATAAGTTTGAGATTCAGTCTCTTGGAAAAGTTTCAGACACAATTAAAACAAGAAACTGGTTCTACAACTTAAAGAACACTCTAAACGTAAAAGAGATTGTTGAACCATCTCCTGGATCAAATGTCTACAATGTAGAAACCTATGATGAAAATAATATCATCGTCGGAGACACAGTAGTTCTGACTGATACAACTGGAACCTCAAATACTTTTACTATTTCTCAGGTTATCAACAAGAAAAAGTTTGTAGTATCTGGTGTTTCCTTACCAACAAACAGAACTTATACAGTACAAAG